AACTGACACATTCTGAGAATTGGCAAGAAGACAAAGAAATAGTTGCAGAAGTCCAAAAGCTCGGTAAATCAATGTGGACTGAAAAGCCTAAACGGAAAACGCCGAGAAAAATTGCAATCTGGCATGGTGATCGAATTCTAGTAACAGGTACTGCTGAACAGTTATCTGAAATTACTGGTCTGAGCAAAAACATCATCTGGGATAGAGCTAGGAGCTTATGGATTGATTCAAAGGGGCGACAGTTTAGGTATGTGGAGGAGAAAAAATGCTAGACATGAGAATCGAAGATTATCGAATTACCAGTGATTCTAGAAACATTGTCTTATCGAAGGTAAGACGAGACGAAGAAGGAAACATCCGCTACACAGAAACAAAAGAAGAATCACGAGCAGATATCGGATACTTCCAAACTGTCTCATCGTGTTTAAAGGCGATACAACGCGATTACGTGTTAAGTGAAGAAAGAACGATAAAAAGTATTATCGAGTACAAAAAAGCGTTAGAAAACATCACTAGACAGTTTGAACAGGCATGTGAGATTGAGGAGGGGAAATAATGGATCTCATTACACAATACAGTGACATCATCCTCAAGAAAATCATGATGAAGATTCAGAAAGATAAAAAATCAAAAGAACGAGCGGAATTAGTTAAGTTGGAAATGGCTGAAACAGGAGCAGGAGTGCGAAGTAGCAGGCATTGGAAAGCAGCAGCAAACATTGAATTTTATTACAACGAAATTCAAAAAGGGTTCGATCAGATGCGTGAGCTGGATCGGCAAACAAATTGGAGCAAGAAACTTCATCAAGATCGTTTCAAATTTGTAGAAAAGTATAGAGAGATACTAGACGAATATATGGAGGAACAGCGATGAATAAACAAATAGAAGAACCGCAGAAGTCAGTTGTGCCACAATCCATAGCGGTATTAATAGAAAAATACAAAGAAGATGATGTACAGCTAACTGATATTCTTGTTTGTTTTAAGGATTGGTCAGAATCAGAAGAAGGTGATTACAGAGATGAGATTAGTTGGGTAGTTGCAAATCCAGAGACGTTCATGCGTGCTTGGCTAATTGGCTACGAGGTCGAGAAAGAGCCACAGTACATGGTCCCATTGCTAACAGACAAAGAAGGTAACAAAAAGATACTTGTCGAGCGCAGGGAGAGTACGACATCATTTGGGATTATGAGAATGAGGACGACTGGCATGAGTTGCTGACTGAAGAACAGATTAAGTCAGTGAATCCTGATTATTGGAAGTTTGCGGAGCTTTATGAGGTTAGTGAGGATGAAAAGGAATGATCTACTCATATGTCTTTGTAATGCTTTTCGTTTTTAAGCGGGTAATTATTTTAAAGGAAAATAAAAAGCCAATCCAACGATTGGCTAAGATCATTTCTTCTTATCTATAAAGAAGAGAATCAATATATAGAAAATGATAGAACACACCAAACCTTTTAAATAAAAGTTATATTGGTGAACTGATTCTGCGTAGGAATACTCAATAATTCGTGAAATAAAGTAAAACACAGGAGCAGAGCAAAAAAGTAAAAAAATATCGTATTTGTTCCATTTGGTAAAGAACCATAAAAAGATGAGAACATCGAAAATAGGAATCCAAAACAATAGTTTGCTTAATAGTATCAAAATACCATCTCCTAGTTCTCCCACATATTTGATATAGTAGCACTTTCGAAAGCAAGGAAAATGAAAGTATAATAATAAAATCGATAGTTATTTGTAATAAAACAGGTAGATAGAATAAATACTGTAGATACTAAAACAGACAGCCGACCACTGACTGCCTATATAAGAGTATTGAAATAAAAAGCTGCTGATATAATAAATTCGACAAGTTTATTATATCACATAAAGGAGCGGTTTGACTTGATGCAATTGTTACGAGAGGTAGATTTCAAACAGACAAGATGTAATGCGAGAGATGTGCTGAAGAACTTTCGGCGCTTGGAGCGGATGGCAGGTCGCTCTTTGATAGACATTAAGTCGCCTATCATAACCGATATGCCGAAGGCACCAAAGCACGTCAATAAGGCAGAAGACGCGATCATTCAAATGATGGATATAGAAGCAGAGAGAGACGCGATTTTAGCGGCTTTGATGGCTCTTAGTCTGATTAGCCGTCAGATACTCTACTACAGCTTTTGTGTGCCAGATAGCTTCTCAAACTACAGAATTAGCCGTGAAGTGGGTTATTCAGAAAGAAGTATACAACGGATGAAGTCGGAAGCTCTAATAGAGTTTGCAGAAGCATATAAACACGGAAGAATAATTGCTTATAAATAATTTGGCGGTTTTTTGGCGGAATGATGGCGGTTTTTAGCTATTTACCAGTGATATTATGGTAGTGTCGAAAGATTAGTGATAGGTCTGAGACAAAATAATAATAAAAGGAACATCGTTTTATTATTGTTTCACAATTAAGCTTCGATAGACAGCAACGGAAATATTAAGAATAAGGATGTGAATTTCAACTCCTTCTAAATTGTTCTTATTATCTATCATCCGTTGCTGTCTATTAATTTATGTGTTGGAGGGAAAACGAATGGAAGTCGAACAAATAAAGTATCAAGGTATGGATCGGGAACGGTTGATTGATATTATTGAGCAACAACGTTTAGAATTGATCCAAAAAGAAGCTGTATGTAAAGAGTACAAAAAACATTTGGAACAAGTAATTGAGGATCATTCAGTAGAAAAGTACAGATCAGTTGTACAAAAAAATAGAGAAGCAGACGATTCCATTTTTAATGAAATTAAAATGAAATTCAATGTATCAAATCTTGTTGAATTAAAAAAACTGATTAAGTTGGCACAAAACCAAGTTAATCAGTTAGAAGAAACATTAGAATTGATTGAGAAATTTAAAATCCAAGTTTCTTAGCAACATATTCCTGTGTGGCAGTTCCAAGCATATCAGTCCATGTGTTGAAATTCGAGTTTTGGGACACGAATCTATCCATATCTTCATCAGGGATAGCTGCAAAGGCTTCTTCGCTACTTACATCAAAACCACTTTTTTCGAAAAATTCGTCAAGGCTTTGACAACTAGTGTTTTTGGAAATAAAAGAATCGGTTAACAGATCAGCCATAGGAATCTCATTATCTCCATCTAGCTCTTGAGCAGCTTTTGACATTTTGTTTAGATGACTAGTTAGATCGTCAAAACCGCTAAAATTATTAGACATTACCTTTTCTCCTTATAATTCATTTCAGCGGACCACTCGCTGATAACTAAAATTATACGCTTAGTATTTATTTTCACAATATTAATTTGTCACTGTGGCGGAAAGGTAACGCTAATAACTTAAATCAGTGGTAATGAACACCTGAGCTTAGTTTATGCAGCTAGGCAAGAGACCGTCGAGGGTAATGGGCAAGAGGCATCTTGAATAATTCCCCTAAAGATAGACAATTCTAGAGGTGAGAGCTTTTATGATGGAGAGTCTGTAAAATATCGGAAAATGGTGTTGCAAGGTTCGATTCCTTGCCAGTGACTTAAGGAACCTACGGAAACAATTAATCTTATCGGATGCCGATTGGTTGGCTGACTAGTCGGGATGCCACTAGCAGTTAATAGGCATAAAATACTAGCGCAGACGTGTGCCACTCTCAGGTGTAGGTTAGGAGAGAAACATTAGTTGGGGTTATTAGGAATACGATAACCTGCTTGCGACAAAGCTTTGTACTGTCGCGTTGGTCATGGACAGAGACGGTATTCTGTTTCAGTATTCGTTAGCAACCGAGGTATTGAGGAAGTGGGTAGGCGCAGGAAGTATTAGACTTGTCTGTGTGTAGGTTGCTAGTACATATGAGATCACTCTTTGAGTGGTCTTTTTATTTTGCACAAAGGAGGTTAACAACAATGTATAGACCACAATACTTAGAACAGAAGTATGAAGTAATCACTGTTCATAAAGGTAATGGTGAGATAGTACGAAAGTATAGAAGACCAATAAAGAGCGATACATATAAACGAAAGGAAAGCAATGAAGTTATTCCTTTTCGCAGAAGGAGAAAAGTCAAATGAGAAACTACTGGTATGTATCACTAACAAATAAATACCCGCACCCGAATAATGATGATCCAGTGAGGGTTGTACAATCAGTCCAAATCAAAAAGAAGTATTCCATCATTGAAATGACCAGGGAAGCAACACCAAATGAGAACGATAAGTACAATCTTCGTTACTGCGGCCATGGATATTGGAAAGACGAATATATTCAACAAAACATTGAGAGGTACATCAAATGAATGATAACTATGATTACATCAAGTTGATTGAGAAGATAAGAGCAGAAAAAGATATGGACGAACTAGCTAACTTATTCATGAACATCATTAGTTTGGTGGGGTTAAAGATGGATGAAGTAGCGGCACTAAATTATTTCATCGCTGAGCAAACAATTAGAACAGAGCACAATGCTAAGTTCTTGAAAGATAGGCTAGATCTAGATGTAAAAGGATTAGGCGTTGAAGGGATATTCAAAGTGCAAGAAGCCTTAGTTAATGTGTATGTCAGCAAAATTAAAAAATGATGCAAAGGAGAAGTAATCGATGTTCTGGAATAAAAGAAAAGAAGAATATTTAGTGATAGCTACTAACTTGCAAGGCAATCCGGTCGTATTTACGACAGAAGAGATGCCAATTTATAAAGATGAGATATTTTGGTTAAAGAGAAGAGTATTGGGTGGGACTCACGTTGCGTATTGTAGTGTTGAAGAGTTGCTAGAAAAATTCGAACAAATTATTTTTCTTTGGAATGATTCAATTACTAGAACTTTTTATAAAGAAGATATTCAAGAGAATGTTACAGAAGATTTAAATAAAAACAATCTATTAGAGATCAAACTAAAAGATACTGACTCAGTACCAGAAGTTTATTATAAAGGTAAACGAATGGATGAGATGCCGAGAGGTCTTATTGATATTACTTACCATTGGCACACGGAAGACGATGAGTACCAAGTGCCCAGAGGAGTTAACGACATCACTATTGAGTATTATGATTCACCTAATAACAAGTACTTAGATAGAAAAATCATTGGGCACAAGAGAGATATGTAAATGAAAGAAGCTAGACCTAGAGACGAGATAGACAAACTATATAAGACGAACAAGTGGAGGAAGCTTAGAGAACTAGTTATAGCAAGAGACTTTGGTGTATGTCAAGAGTGTCAACGTCGAGGGATAATAACAAGAGGAGTAGTTGTCCATCACATAATCGAAGCAAGAGAAGATATAACTAAGTTCTGGGACATAGATAACCTAGAGCTTGTTTGCCTTGCTTGCCATAACAAAGAACATCCTGAGAAATCAGGAGGAGAAAAGAAAGTTAAGACGAAGAGAAAGGTAGTGAAGTTCTATGCCACAAGAGAGTAATGCAAAAAATAAACAGATTGAGTCTTTAGATCATCTCATTGAAGGAATTAATAAATTAAAAACGGATGTTTTGGACGGAACTGTAATTATAGAATCAACCTATGCATCTCGTGAGACTAATCACCAAGTTCTAGCGACACCTAGATTAGCGTGTGAGAGTTTACGAGTGGAAATAGAACTTAGAAGAAGTAAAGGCAAGTAGCCCCCCTATTTAGAAAAGTAGAAACAGGAGGGCGCCAAGACCGGTGAGCTCCCTCCTTGAAAGTTTTACCGCTTTTCAATTTTTTAAGGCTTCAGTAATGCTATAAGGGCAATTATATCGGATAAAGAAACAGAATTCGTTATTCTTTTTCGTATTTCATAACGCTTTAACGTATACCATATATCTGAAAGGTAGTAAAACTGGCTCGTTAAATCAGAAATCTTACAGATAAAAGACCTAGATAAACTATAACCCTTAGACGAATCGCTTAATTTTATGATTAAGGGCTTACTCCATTTGATAATCCCGTTCTCTGTGTCTAATAAGACTAATAAAGGAACACTATCATCATATTTGAAT